TCCTCCTTTCTTGATTATGTATATATTATAGCACGTCTAAACGTGCTAGTCAAAGGAAATGAGGAAAATTATAGATTTAGCATCTGATATTTATCAGGTGCTTTTATTATGTAACGATTTAAATAATTACTATTTATAAACACAAGGAGGAAGTTGTTATGGAGCAGATTTTAGAGTATATCAAACCGGAGTTATTGATTCTGATCCCTGTCCTATATTTTCTAGGACAATCCATCAAGAAAAGTGAAACAGTCAATAACAAGTATATTCCAATGATTGTGGATCTTGTTGGGGCACTTTTGGCCTGTATTTATGTTTTGGCCACAACGGGTATTAATGGAGTTTCAGTGTTTACCGCATTAACTCAGGGGATTTTATGTGCTGGAGTTTCCGTCAATATTAACGAATTGATCAAACAAAAAAATAAGTGAGGAATTAAGGAAAAGTATGAATGAAGCAGAAATGATAGGGATTATTGTGCTGGCATCGGTTACGATCTTAGGATTTTTAACTGCGATTATTAAACCGATCATTGATCTAAATAAGTCTATCACTCAACTAATTGCATCAGTAGACCGGCTGGTAGAAGAACAGAGGACTCAGGATAATAGGATTGAGACTCATGGGAAAGAAATTGATGGAATGAAACTTATCATTGAAAACCATGAGACAAGAATCGATCACATAGAGAAGATGGAGAGTAAATAGAAGAGGAGAAGATAGACGTGGGATTGAAATTTAAAAAGAAGTTTGCACATAAGAGCAATTACGGCGGTAAACGGAGTACAGCAAGCATTGAATACATAGTGATCCACTATACCGGGAATAAGAGGGACACCGCACTCAATAACGCAAAGTATTTTCAGGGTGCTAACAGAAATGCATCTGCCCATTATTTCGTAGATGGAGGAGTCTATATCTATAAATCCGTTGCAGTGAATCGTGTTGCATGGTCCGTAGGAGGAAAATATAACCTGTCTGGAAGGGCAGGAGATTATTACGGAGTATGCACTAATACCAATAGTCTTTCCATCGAAATGTGTAACAGTGTTGCCTTTGTCCCAGAAAAGGTAGAGAAGCAGACAGAAGAGCTTGTAAAGTTTCTGATGAAGAAATACCATGTGTCTTCCAATCATGTTTTAAGGCATTGGGATGTGAATGGAAAGCAGTGTCCAGAACCATGGGTTGGGGCGGATAATAAGCAGTGGAAATCTTTTAAGAAGGCGATCGGGACAAGTTCCGAGAGATATACGTCTGTAAAGAAAACATCGGGAAAAGAAGCCATCCGATGGCTCCAAAAAGAATTAAACAAATATACATCTGGATCAGACATTGCAGTTGATGGAATATGGGGGCCAAAGACACAAAGTAAATTAGAGATATATTGGAAACAGCTTGGATGGAGAAAAGGTTCTTATGCAGGTAAGAAGACATGTAGAGCACTTTACGCAAAGCGAAAAGAATAGGCAGGTGAATAAAGAATGTCATGAAATTAAGTGAGAGACAAAAGCTGTTCTGTCAGTACTATGCTGGCGAATGTATAGGCAATGCCGAGAGATCAGCTGTAAAAGCTGGGTATAGTCCAAGGTATGCCAGGGGATGTGCATATAGGATACTGGCGAACGATGGCGTTCAGGCATATCTTGAAGAGCTGACAGAAAAGACTAAGAGTGAGAGGATCGCAACTATCGAGGAGATCAAGGCATTTTGGACAGAGATGATGAATGATAAGGAAGCAAGACCAAGCGATCGTTTGAGAGCGGCCGAACTTTTGGCCAAAGCAGAAGGAGAGTTTACAAAGAACAACTGGTAAAGGAGAAGTGATGTTTACCTTAGCTACATTCTATAAATCAAAACAATGGGAAAAGTGTATCTGTCTAATACGGATGCAGAGAGTAGATGCAGAAGGAAGGAATATCTGTGAGCACTGCGGAAAGCCAATCATTAGAGAGTATGACTGCATTGGGCATCATAAGCAGGTATTGACCGAGGAGAACGTCAATGATACCAATATCAGTTTGAATCCTGAGAACATTGCTTTAGTGCATCATCGGTGTCATAACAAGATACATGAGAAGTTGTCTTTTAACAATCATCTCAAGTATGTCTATCTTGTTTATGGACCTCCATTGAGTGGTAAGAGTACTTATGTAAAGGAAGTTATGAATGAAGGAGATCTGATTGTTGATGTAGACAGCATATGGGAATGTGTCAGTGGATTAGATCGATATATGAAACCAAAACGGCTGATTGGCACGGTACTTGGAGTGCGTGATAAATTGATTGAGGATATCAAGTTTAGAAGAGGCAGATGGAATAATGCGTATGTTATTGGAGGCTATCCGATGATAAGTGAAAGAGAACGACTGACTCGTGCATTAGGAGCCAGAGAGATATTTATTGATACACCAGTTCATGAGTGCCTTGAGAGAGCAGAACAAATAAAGGATGAAAGAAGAAACTTAGATTATCAAAGATTTATTTTGGATTGGAAAGAAAAGTACCATCCCCCCTCCTGATCAAGAAAATAATTGCGAGGGGACTGTTAAGGGTGATTAGTTCTCTCATCAAACCAGAAAAAATGAGATTTTTGGAAATGAAATTAGCTAAAAGGGAGGGAAATATTTGAATAGAAAAGAAGAATTGATGAAAATCATAGAAAAAACAGGGGAAGACAATAAAAAGGTGTTGAAAAACCTAGTTGATGAGGTGATTTACTTAGAAGATCAAATGCTGGAACTAAAAAAACTCCCATTTCTAAGAATTGATAACAAAAATCCTATGAGACAGCAGGCAACACCAGCCAGTAAACAATATAAAGAGCTGTTACAGCAATACACGAATATAATCAAGATTCTGATGAGCACTTGCGGAGAAAAAATGGACACAGAGACTTCTCCTTTAAGGGAATGGGCAAATCAAATGACTGAAATGATAACGAGGTGATAGAAAATGGTGATAAATATTAAATTTCATGCGGCAGATAACAGTTTATTGCTCCTGTCAAATAATAATGAGCCGGGAAAAACGACCTGTTTGATTACATTTGAAAATATAACGGCTAATACAGCACAGATTGTGTTTGGAAGTTATACAGGTCCTGTCACGGAAGTTGTAAATGGAAGCATTAGCCTTGATGTATCGGGACAGATTTTTTCATGGCCATCAGCTAAAACTTGTTATCTGATCGATACTCAAACACATGGCCCTATTACCTTTCAAGGAGGCGGAACCTACAACGACAGCGATAATTTGATGGTCCAGGAAAAGGATGGAGTCTATTACTTTGAGAGAGTGCTGGAGGACCTTAGAGTCAGTAATATCATAAATCTGATCTATCCGGTCGGTTCTGTTTACACCAGTGTAAATAACCGTAATCCAAGTATTTGGCTTGGAGGGACATGGGTCCCATTTGGAGCAGGGAGAACTTTAGTCGGCGTGGACACTGGACAGTCAGAGTTTAACAGTGTAGAGAAACCAGGAGGGCATAAGGAATTGCAAAGTCATGCACATGGGCTGAATAATCATGTGCATAGCCTAAATAACCATACACATAATGTTCCAAACCATGTTCATACGATGCAGGGGTCTGGAAATCATTTTCACTATTTAGGTATTAATAAGAGTGCTGTTCAGAAAGGTACAAGTTACAATAAGCCAAATAATTATGAGTCTGGGAGTACATCTTATAAATCAAATACAACAGGTAACCATACACATACCATGAACTCCTCTGGAAATTGTACAACAGGAGCAAACAACGGGAATACAGGTGGGAACAGTGGAAATACGACATCTTCCGGCGGAGGGAACGCTGGAAATTTACAGCCATATATCACAGTGTTTTTCTGGAAAAGGACGAAATGATGCTGATAAAAGAGAAAAAATCATGGACACCAGATAATTCCTCCCTGCTTTTCTACCGGGAGAAGGTCAACTGCGGTGATATTTTAGTAGGCCAGGAATTACATATGGAATTGGAGAACCTGTATGAGGATCTTTACGATGACCGCTACGATTATGATACAAAAGATGCCAGGCTCCGAATGAATTTCATGGAAAACTGTGTGCGTCTTACCAAATCACCTTATTATAACAAGCCAATGGTTCTGATGAGTTGGCAGAAAGCATTTATTGAGACTTGTTATAGTTTTAAAATGGCGGATACTGGACTGGATCGATTTAAAAAGATCATTTTATTGATTGCCAGAAAGAATACAAAATCTGAGATGTGTTCAGCATTGGGCCTAAGTGAGCTGATCGTTGGAAATGATGGTGCGGATATCGTATGTAGTTCTAATAATGATACAGATGCAAGTATTACATACGATGCAATTAATAAGATGAGGCAGTTGATTGATCCTCATGACTTAGATACCAAGAAAAATCAGCGATTTATTGAGAATAAGCAGAATGGTTCCAAAGTATTTAAACTTTCAGACCGCACAACATCAAAAGAAGGGCGAAATATTGACTTTGCAATCATCGATGAAACGCATGAGATGAAAGAAAACACCATAGGGAAGTCCATAGAGCAGTCCCAATCATTAAAAGAGAACCCAAAATTCATTAATATTACTACGGAGGGGTTTGTTCTGGATGGATATTTAGATCAAGAGTTAGACAAGGCCAGAAAAGTTATTCGGGGAGAAGACGATACCATAGCAGGAGAACGTCTTCTCCCCTGGTTATATACGCAAGACTCTGAGGAAGAGGTTTGGCAGAACAGGAACAGCTGGGTAAAAAGCAATCCAACGTTAGGTACGATCAAGAAATGGGAGTACCTCGATGAACAGGTGGATATCGCAAGGATATCTAAGTCAGACAGGATCTTTGTTCTGTCTAAGGATTTTAATATTAAACAGAATAGTGTAGAGAGCTGGCTGAATCTTGAGGACTATGATTACGAGAATAATTTTGGCATTTCAGAGTTTGAGGGAGCTATTTGTCTGGGAGCAGTGGATTTATCGGAGACCACAGATTTAACATGCGCAAAAGTTCTTCTTATGCGTCCAGAGGACCAGACAAAGTATATTTACACGAAATATTTTATACCAGAACGAAAGCTGACAGAATCAGATGATAAAAATGCCGGAGCAAAGTATGCGGAATGGGCCAAACAAGGGCTTATCACCATTTGCGAAGGTAATGATATAGATTTGGCCAAAGTAGCAGACTGGTTTTACGAGCTATATAAAAAGTATGACCTGAAATTATGGAAATGCGGCTTTGACCAGAGGTTTTCCAAGGCATGGATCCATCAAATGAATAATTATGGATGGACCAAAGAAAATGATGATTTGGTATTGATCTTGCAGAATGCAGAAACCTTGGATAATGCAATGAAATTGTTAGAAGCTGACTTTAAAGCAAGATTAGTAAATTACAACAATAATGCGGTAGACCGATGGTGTCTTTCAAATGCCGCTGTCAAAGTAAATGACAGAGGACAGGGGCTTTGTGTAAAAAAGGAGCCAACGAAACGAATCGATGGAGCAGTCACCGACATCATCTTATATGAGATGTACCGCAGATATCGAACAGACTTTAAGCAGATGCTTAGAAAGGGGTAGGAATGAACTGGATCGATAAGATACTTTCACATAAACCGAAGAAATCCACTTATGCAGGGATGCTGAGTGGGAATACCCCGATCTTTACGAATTTTGGGACAGATATTTTTGCTTCTGATGTAGTGAATCAAGCCATTCAATGCATTGTATCAGAGATGCAGAAGTTAAATCCAGTCCATGTGCGTAAAAACGGGAACGATCTTCTCCCAGTGGGGGATGACCGACAAAGGATTCTTGACCAGCCCAATGGATTCATGACAAAGAGTGAACTAATTGAGCGAATGGTGTGGAATCTGTTCTATGACTATAATTCCTTCGCAGTCCCCGTGTATGAGGTATGGAAGGACAAGGATGGAAGTGAGAAACGGAGATATCAAGCTATCTATCCGATTCGTCCAACCAATACGACATTTATTGAGGACAGCTCCGGGAGGCTGTTTGTGAAATTTTTATTTCCAAACCGCTTTGAAACGACTCTGCCTTATGATGATGTAATCCATGTCCGCTACCGGTATTCCAGTAATGACTACATGGGAGGCAATATTTTTGGCCAGCCGGATCACGAGGCATTGTTAAAGACATTACAGTTAAATAATTCTTTGCTAGATGGAGTCCTGCATGCGATGAAATCATCATTCGCGGTCAATGGAATCGTGAAATACAATACGATGATGGATGACGGGACCATCGAACAAAATATGAAGAAGTTTGAGAATCAGCTAAAAAACTCAGAGAATGGTTTTTTAGGACTGGATATCAAAAATGAGTTCACCCCATTGAAGAAAGAAGTTAAATTGGTGGACAATGATACCTTAAAATTCATCGATGAGAAGATTTTAAGGACATTTGGAGTACCGCTTTCCATTCTTAGCGGGGATTATACACCATCTCAGCTGTCTGCTTTCTATCAGAAGACGCTGGAGCCTCTAATCGTGAAGTTTTCGGAAGCTTTTACCAGAGTATTGTTTACCGGGAAAGAGCGTGGACATGGAAATGAGATTCAGTTCTATCCAAAAGACCTGATTTTTATGAGTGTGGACCAGACATTGGAGATGGTAAGGCTCTTGGGAGACAGTGGCTCCCTATATGAGAATGAGAAACGTGTGGCGTTTGGTCTCCAGCCACTAAAGGAACTTGACGGAGTGCGGATGCAGTCCCTTAATTATGTCAGTGTGGAGATCGCAGACAAATATCAGATGAAGCAGGAAGGAACAGGAGGGGGAGAAGATGAAGAACAGCCAGTATGAGCAGAGAAGTTATACATTTGAGATGCGGGCAGAGGAGAACGAAGAAAGAATGGGTGTCATTACCGGACGGCCCATTATCTATAACTCCATGACCGACCTGGGATGTTTCCAGGAAATCATCGAACCGGATGCCCTAAAGGAGACAAACTTAGAGGATGTCCGGTTTTTAGTAAATCATGACACCAATATGGTGCCGCTTGCCAGGAGCCGGAGAAATAACCGGAACTCTACGATGCAGTTAATGCCGGATAAGGAAGGACTCTTTATCCGAGTGAATTTAGATATCGAAGAGAACACCGAAGCAAGGAATTTATATTCAGCGATCAAACGTGGGGACATTTCCGGGATGTCTTTCATGTTTTCGATACAATCGGAGGAATGGGAAGGCTTAGAGTCTGACTATCCAACGAGACATATCACGGGAATTGATCGGGTGGCAGAAGTATCTGCTGTCACTTTTCCCGCATATGAGGCGACAACGATCAGTGCACGCTGTAAGGGTGCGTTGGAGAACGCACGGTCAGCATTGGATAATGCAAGGAGCGGCGGTCAAACATTGGATAATGTGAGCAGGGATCTTGAGGTCGAACAATTGAAGGCAAAGTATTTATATGGAATTTAGGAGGAAAACAGAATGGATTTTCGCAGTTATTTAAACAACTTAATCAGAAGCAAGGAAGAACAGAAAGAAGATTTAAAGAGACAGATCAAGCAGGCAGAGACAGCAGATGAGGTAAGAGCTCTTGGAGAGACACTGGATGCTGTTTTAAAGGAACTTACAGAGGCCAAAGAACAGCTTGCTAAGACAGAGGATGAAAAGAAACCAGCAGAGCCGGGGGACGGAGCGAAGGAGCCGGCACCAGAAGAAGACCCACAGCGTTCTTATCAGGGTGTTAGAACTCAGGTTCGCGGCGGAGAGATCCTAGGGGCTTATTCTATGGGCGGACAGGAAAAGAAGAGCGCAGGACGCTATGACACCGAGGAATATCGTAAAGCCTTTATGGAGTTTGCCTGCCGCAACGTTCCAATGCCGGAAGAGTACCGGGCGGATGCCGTGACCACTACAGGAGATGCCGGGGCAGTAATTCCGACAACAATCTTAAATGAGATCATCAGCGAGCTGAAATCTTATGGAAACCTGTATGCAAAAGTAAGAAAGTTAAATATCCAGGGAGGCGTTAAGATCCCAATCCTTTCTTTAAAACCAGAAGCTAAGTGGATTGGCGAGACTGCACCGAGTGAGGATCAGAAGATCGCGGCAAACGATTCCATCTCCTTTAGCTATTTCGGACTTGAATGTAAGATTGCGCAGACTCTTCTGGCCAACGTGGTGACATTGTCCATGTTCCAGGAATTGTTTGTATCCTTGGCTGTGGAAGCAATGGCCAAAGCTCTTGATGTGGCAATCATGAACGGAAATGGAACCAGCCAGCCGCTAGGAATCTTAAAAGACAGCCGTATCCCGGCAGAGAATGTCATTGAGCTTACAGATGCTGAGATTGCCAAATGGGATGTTTGGAAGAAGAAGGTATTCGGAAAGATGAAAAAGTCTTATCGTGACGGGGAGTTCATTATGGCCCAGTCTACGTTTGACGGATACATTGATGGAATGGTAGACAATGTTGGCCAGCCGATCGGAAGGGTGAACTATGGCATCGACGGGGCAGAGACTTACCGTTTTGCAGGAAAGAACATTGAGACGGTTGAGGATGATATCTTGAAGCCATATGACACTGCGGCGGCAGGAGACGTTATTGCAGTCTTCATTAAACTTTCAAACTATGCAGTCAACTCCAATATGGAGATGCAGACAGTGAAATGGGTCGACCATGATACAAATGAGATCAAGAATAAATGTATCCTGATCGCAGATGGAAAACTGGTAGATCCAAATGGCGTGCTGATCATTAAGAAGAAAGGGTGAGGCTGATGATAATCGACGCATTAAAAGAACTGATTGTAAAGATGGGAGGAGCGGCTTCCGTGGATGAGATCAAAGCAGAGAGCATAGAAGAATGCATCGAGCTGGTCACGGAGGCCTACCAGCCTCCGGCCTCCGACGGGAACCAGTCGGCATCCTAGAAGGGAGGGGAGGCTATGGCAGTGATAGAACAAGAGCCGATGCTTACGAAGGTGAAAGCAAGTCTTGGAATCACCGGGAGCTTCCATGATGAGACGTTAAAGATCTATCTATATGAGGTTTTATGCTTTCTAGACGATGCTGGTGTCTCTGAGGCCATCTTGAAGGGCGATGAGATTATTGGTCTGGTGAGCCGAGGTGTGGCAGATCTTTGGAACTATGGGAATGGCGGG